TTAAGTCTATCGGTAAAGCTGTTAAGGGCGCTGTAAAAGGTGTCACCAAAGCTGCTAAATCACCTTTAGGTATGACAGCAATAGCTTTAGCATTTCCACAAGTTAGAGCTGGTTTAGGTAGTTTTTTTGGCACAGGTAGTTTTAATCCATTAAAAGCTTTAATTACAAAAGGACCTCAAACAGGAATGTTTGGTCCTAGTGCTTTTGCTAGATTTTTAGGAACAGGAACAGGTAAGGCAGCTGCTTTAGGAGCAGCATCTTTAGCAGGTGGTATGTTCACAGCTAAAGAACAAGAAGATATTGAATCATTAAGACAATCTGGAGATAGAGGTTTACTACAAGCTTATTTAAGAAGGTATTACCAAAATTTAAATCCTAAAGCATCTCCTGAAGTAATAGAAGAATTTGTAAGAACTAACTCTGCAGAAGGTGGTAGAATAGGTTATGCTAGAGGAGATACTGCAGAACAGAACGCGATGCAGGCATCAGGCATCATGGGCCTACCATTGAATCAAAACCCTGCAGGTGTAACAGAATTAGATTTACGAGAAACTGGTGGATTTATTCCTCCAGTTGGTGTAAAAGAAAAGGCTGACGACATCCCTGCGATGCTTTCAAATAACGAATTTGTGTTTACAGCTGACGCTGTAAAAGGAATGGGTGACGGTAATGTCAACTTAGGTGCACAACGTATGTATGACATGATGAAAAAATTAGAAAACGGAGGAAGAGTCTAATGGCTGTAACAGAACAAAGAGTATTACCACCAGAATTTATAGAAGCAGCAGGTAAAACGTATCTAGATGATTTATCGAAAGCAACAGGTCAATTTAAAACTGCTGATCTTTCTAAAACTTTTGGACCACAATTTGTAGCTGGACCTAGTGCATTACAAACACAAGCAGAAGGATTAGCTGGTGGTCTTGGATCTTTTGCACCTTTCTTACAAACAGCAGCAACGCAAGCTGGAGATGCTGCAACACAAGCTGGATTAGCAGGTCAATTTGTAGGACCACAAGCATATCAACAGTTTATGTCTCCTTTTCAACAAGATGTAATTAAAACTACTTTATCTGAATTTGATAGACAAGCACAAAGAGGAATGCAAGGAATAGCAGATCAAGCATTAGCTGCAGGAGCTTTTGGTGGCGGTAGAGAAGGCGTACAAAGAGCAGAGTTTCAAGCTGCATCAGATAGAAACCGAGCAGCATTACAAGCACAATTATTACAACAAGGATTTGGACAAGCACAAAACGCTGCAGCTCAAGCGTTTGGTCAACAACAAGCTTTAGCTCAACAGCAACAAGCTTTATCTCAACAGCAACAAGCATTAGCTCAGTTGTCACCACAGTTAACTGGTCAACAGATTGCAGGTTTATCTAGTTTAGGTGCACAGCAACAGGCACAACAACAAGCACAATTAACAGCACAACAACAATTAGCTCAACAACAATTACAACAACCATTACAAGCTGCACAGCAATATGGTTCTGGAGTTACAAGTTTAATTGCAGGATATCCTGGTAAGGATGTTATTACAAATCAACCGGGACCTAGCCCTGTATCAACTGCATTAGGAATAGGATCAACGTTAGCTGGTATATACAGAGCGTTTCAACCACAACAAATAAAATTCGTATAATGAAAACACTTAGAAGACCAATGTTCAGAAAAGGCGGAGAAGTCGGTGGTGGTATCATGACCGGTGTTATGAGAGAGAACTACGAAAATGGAACTACAGCTGAAAGATTAATGAAAATTGCAGGTCAACCTGCAGGCTTTGATCCATTAACACAATTTTTAATACAAGGTGGTTTATCTCTAGCGTCACAACCTGCAACAGGTGGTGGTGCAATAGCTGACATTGCAACTGCAGTGCAAAAACCAGCAGCTGATTTAATGACTGGTTTAGGTGAAAGAGATAAAATGAGACAGCAACTAGCACTAAAAGGTGAACTAATAGATATAGAACAAGAAGGTGCTGAAAGAATTAAAATGCTTGAATTACAAGGTAAGAAACAACAAGCAGAAAAAGAAGCATCTATTATGTTAGGTCCAGATGCAACACCTGAACAAATACAGAAAAAAGCAGCAGAAATTTTAAATCAAAGAATATTTGGCGTAGAAGAAAGATTTAGAGAAGGTAAAAAAGCTCAAGCTATAAGTGATATTTATGATAAATATGGTTTAACTGCAGGACCTGCAGAATCTTTTTACAAGTTTCAAACTACAATAGCTCCTGAATTAACTCAAAGACTAAACAAACAATTCATGGGTCCAATCAAAAAAGATAGCAAAGGTAAATATAAAACTAGAAACAAACAAGCTGGTATTTATTACGATCCTTTTGCACAACAAGCAGTCTTATTAGAAGCAACTGGTGAAATACAACTGATAGATTAGGAGGTTAAATGTCAACAAAATTTCAAGAGTTTGACACATTCAACCTCGTAGATGAAGAAAGAGATAGTGATACAAGTGCTCTTACAGCTGCTACTGCAGGTATAGTCTCAGGTCTCATTAAAGTTCCAGAGGGTGTAATATCGTTAGGTGCAGAACTAATTGACCTTGGCTTTGATACAAATACAGCAGCAAAAGTAGAACAAGTATTTGATACAATTAATATATTTGAAGATATAGCAGACGACAGAGCTATCGGTAAACTAACCGAAACATTAATTCAGGTAGGTGTACCAGGGACTGTAGGATTTAAATTAGCGAGCGCTGCTGTCAAAGCAAAGAAAGCTGGTAATTATGCAAATTTAAAAAGTCCTAATGTTATCAAAGCGTTAAACAAAACAAATGATTTAAATAAAAAAGTAGGAAGAAAAAGATTTACAGCTGGTGTATTAGGTGGTGCAGCTGGTGAAACATTTGTAGCTGACGTAGAAGGTATTGGAAGTATTGGAGATGCATTTGAAACAGGACCTACACAATTAACAGAAGTGACAGATGAAGAAGGTAGAGAAGATGCTGCAAGAAAACTTTTAAACAGAGTTAAATTTGGATCGGAATCTATATTAGTTACACCACTTGTATATGGTGCAGCAAGAGGATTAAAATCTGCTGTTACAAAAGGTAGAAACTTAGAGTACAGTAATTCACAATTAGATAAATTTTTTAATAAAATATATTCTGCGTTCAGGGCTAGAGGTGCAAAACCACAAAAAGTATTTGAAGAGAAGATGGCAGAACAAGGAGCTAAAATGGCTGACACCAATGCAGCTATGGAACTTGTTAAAAATATAGATAGAGAAATAGATTCTATGTTTCCTACATTAAAAACTACATTTAGTAAATCTACGGGAAAAGAAAAATCCATTATATTAAAAGAGATAAACGATACTTTATTTTCAGGACAATTAGATGAAGCATTACCAGAAGAGGCTGTAACTAAACTTACAAAATCATTAACAGATAAAGGTTTAAAAGAAGAAGGTATACAAAATATTTTTACAAATTTAAAAAATGCTAGATCTATTTTTTCTGATTTAATTACAATTAGTTCTAATGCACCAAAAGATGTGGCACAATTAAAAACATTAATAGGTAAAAGAGCACAAGATTATTTAGGTGATACGTATAGAATTTTTGAAGACAAATCATCTTTACCATTTTTAAATTATAAACCAACAGATGAAGCTGTAAACAATGCAAAAAATTTATTTAAAAGATATTATAGATTTGCAAACAGAAATAATCCAAATTTTGATCCAGCAAAAAATGTATTGACAGATGCAGAAGCAGATACGTTGGTTAATAATGTATTAAAAAATGCCTTAAAAGACAAAACTCCAGGTCAATTACCTTTTTTTAAATATGTTAATTTAACACCTACGGCTGATGATGTGACTTCTAAAAAATTTTTTAAACAAATTGTAACAAGAGATATAGGTGATCAACAAATATCACAAGTGGTTGGTCAAGGTAGTAAAGTATTTAGAGAACTTTTTGGTAAAATGGAAGACCCTAGATTCTCTATATATAATGGTATGACTAAACTATCTGGTATTGCAAGAAGAAACGAATTGTTAGAAAGACTTGGTAAGAATGATGCTGCCGCAAAAGCTGCTGTTACAGATGCAACTGAAGCAGGAGACAGGGGATTCTTTTTTACAGCAGATGAAGTAAAAAATTTAAAAGCAGAAAGAGCTTTACCCAATCAAGAGATTGTAGAACTAGATAAATTTTTAGCTCCTTTCTTTAAAGATGATTACACAGTCAATCCATTACAAGGTATGTACACATCAAAAGCAATAGCAGAAGCTTTAGGTGATTCACAAAATATGTTTAAGTTTTTAATTGAATCAGATAGCCAAAACTTTGCAGCAAAAGCATTTAACTTTGCATGGAGAAACTTACTACTTGCACCAAAAGGTGCAGCTCAAATTGCAAAAACAATCTTATCACCGGTTACACACTTTAGAAACTTCTTCTCTGCAACAGGGTTCTCAGCAGCAAATGGTGTGTTAGTTGATGCAGTAACTAATCCAAAACAAACTGCTAGAGCTTATGCTGAAGCTTTTGGTCCTCTACAAGTTGGAACTAGATCAGAAGCAGCTAATAAAAGATACAGAGAACTATTGAAATTAGGTGTTGTAAACTCACAAGTACAATTAGGAGATATAAAAAATCTATTAAAAGATGTTAGATTTGGTGAGAACTTAGATCTTGATAAACCATTAGCATCAATGGGTAGAAAATTATTTGGTCTTGGTAAAAGAGGATTAAAGAAAGGTATGAAATTTGCTGAAGATTTGTACACAGCAGAGGATGACTTTTTTAAAATTGCAAACTTTGCAATTGAAAGAAACAGATTAAAGACTGCTTTTACAAGAGCAGGTAGAGAAGTAACAGAAGAATTTTTAGATCAAGAAGCAGCTAACATTGTAAGAAATACTGTGCCTAATTATGCATATGTATCAGATACTGTAAGAGCGTTAAGACGTTTACCACTTGGTACGTTCATGTCTTTCCCATCTGAAATATTAAGAACCACTACAAACATTGCACAACGAGCAATCAAAGAAATAAAAGATCCTGCATTGAGAAATATTGGATATAAAAGATTATTTGGTTTAACAACTGTTTTAGCAATTGCACCATATGGAATACAAAAAGGATTTCAGTCGTTGTATGATGTGACCAATGAGGAGTTAGATGCACTAAAAAGATATCTACCTGAGTGGTCTAAAAACTCTACGATCCTTCCAATTAGAGATGATGAAACAGGAGATCTAAAATATGTAGACTTTAGTCATGGTAATGCATACGATACGGCGATTAGACCATTACAAACTTTATTAAACAATATTCAAAACGGTATTGAAGATGAAGAAGTATTAATGAAAGGTTTATTAGGTGGTATGGCAGAGGCTGCAGGTGAACTTGCATCACCATTTATATCAGAAGCAATCTACACACAAGCTGTAGCAGACATATTTTTAAGAAATGGTAGAACTAGAGATGGTAGACAGATATACACTGATACACAGTTTCAAACAGAACCAGGCACTGCAATAAAAAATAGCATTGATCATGTGGCAGAAGCTTTAATACCTTTTTCATATCCAACACTAACTAGAATTTATCAAGCCGCTACAGACAAACCATCTGAGCGTGGAGAGTTCTTTGAATTACCAGATGAAATAACTGGTTTCTTTGGATTTAGACAAGTAAAAGTAGATCCTGTAAAAGCGATGGGATTTAAGCTAGCTGGTTATCAAAAAGGAATTAGGGAAGCAAGATCATTATTTACAGGTGGTGAAGAATCTGTATTGAAAGGTGGACCTAAAACTGCAAACGATGTTATTAGAAGATTTATTGCTGCAAACAAAGCTAAGTTTTTAGTACAAAAAGAATTAAGAAAGGACATAATGGCGGCTGAAACTCTAGGTGTAGATGATTTTGAACTAAGAAGAGAGTTTAATGAAAGACAATTAACTAGAGATTATAACAGATTAAACAATGATGTATTTGATCCATACGTGCCATCAGAGAATATTAGAAGAGAGTTTAGACAAATAGAAGAGAGAACAGGTGTGCCTAATCCATATGATGAAGCCTTGTTAGATATTAATGACATTGTACAAGATTTAAGAAACCTGTCATTTGATGATAACTTTGAGGATGTCATAAACATTAGCGACTATATTATTGATGAAGGAGAGCTTATATCTCAAGCTCCTTTACCAACACAACCAATGCCAAGCCCAACAGTAATACAAACTGCACAGAATCAGGCACTAGGAGGCATGAACCAGGGATTGACACCAATTGAGAATGCTTTATTATCAGAAGAGGAGAAACAAATAAGACTTAGACAACGAGGTTTAGCATAATGGCTGTAGATAAAAAAATTAGTTATGAAGTACAAGGTGGTGCAAAAAACTACCTTGGTAAACAGAAGCAGGTTACTGCTCCTTTAAAATGGAAATCTAGTCCAGATAGTCCAGAAACAGAATTAGCATATATTACAAAAGCAGAAAAAGATTTACTTGTTAAAAAAGATTTACATGGTTCATTAAAAGGTGATGTTAACAGAGGACCGTCAGGTATTATGAGTTTAGATGGTTATGGATCATTTGATGATCCTAGTGATAAAAGTAGAGATACAGGTATGTCTGGTGCAGCGACAAGTGCTGCAGAAAGCGGAAGAAATACATCAGATACATTAGCTGAAGGTGCGTCATACAGAGACGTGCAAGACTATAGAGATGCATTTATCGCAGCGGGAGGCGGTCAAAGAGTTAATCCGGGTTTTTTTGATAGTAAAAATATTGTATCACCAGATGAATTAGCAAGAGCTAGAGCTTCTAATCCAGCTGCATTTAAAGCTGGTCGTAGAGGTGGTATTATGGATTTCTTTACAGGTGGTGGATTCTTAGGAAACATAATTAGAGGTCTTGGACAAAAATTTGGTTTAGGAAAAACGTTTGATGAACCAACTTATGACATGCGTAGATTTAGTGCTACAAATCCAACTTTTCAAAACGATTTAGGTAATGAATTTGCATTGGCAAACACTACAAATCAAATACCTGTAGTTATTGATGATGACATGAGTCTAATACCAAGAAGAAATTTAAATGACTATGAAGGAGTAACATCTGATGATGGCATTATAACTATTCCTATGGATAAACCACAAGATCAATCTATGGATAATTTTTTTAAAGATGCTATGGCTAAAGTAACCAAAAGAGATATTGCAACAAAGAAAATGGGAATGCTTCAAGGTCAAACCTATGAGAATGCAAGAGATTTAGGACTTATAAATCCTGATATGACAGAATTTGAATTTAACGAATTGCAAAAGGGCAACATAACAAAAGCTGGAACATATATATCATAATGCCCAACGGAGATAAATTAAGACCCAAGAGTACAAGAGAACATTTACTATCTATTTATGGATATATTACCGGTTTAAAAAAGGATGTTAAACATATGCATGATGGTATACACGATTTGGGCGGTAAGATAGACAAGATCTATTGGGTGTTATTGGGTACTGTAGGGGCAGTATCACTTCTGCTATTGGAAAAAGCATTAGACAAGGGATTTTTTTAAATCCAGTCTTTATAATCTTCACCCATAATTGTATTAGCAATATTAACTTTATTACGTAAAGCTTTTACGATGTGTTCATCAATCGTATCTTGTGATAAGATATCTATGTAAGTCATCTTTTTAGTTTGACCAATACGATCAATACGAGCTTCTGATTGTTGTCTTTTTTCAAGATCATAACCATTTGAAAAATAAATCATTGTACTACCAGCAGTTAATGTAATACCATAACCACCTGTATGTGTAGTTCCTACAAAGAATCTGCAGTTGTCATCAGTTTGAAATCTTTTTATATTTTTTGATCTTTGATCAGACTCTGTTGCACCATAATAATCTACAACAGAATCATCACCATACACTTCTTTTATCTTTGCAATAATTCTTTTTACATCATGTGTATAGTGGGACCATATAATAGTTTTACCTTCAACGTTTTCTAATATGCTCATCAACTCTGTTAAACGACTACATGGTAAATCTTTTATTGTACCATCATCAGCTGTAAAGTGACCACAAGTTATTTGATGTAGTCTCATTAACTGAGTCATGACTGTAGCTGTAGATTGCATCTTACCATCAAGAAATGCTATTGCTTCTTTTTTCATTTGTTCATAAACTTTCTTTTGTTCTTTGGTAAGTTCAACAGTATGTTTGATAAAAGATTTTGCAGGTAAATCTAAACAATCTTCTTTCAATATTCTTTTAGAAAAAGGTTTTATCTTCTCCGATAGTTCAGCAAGATTTCTGTAACCCACAACAATCTCTACACGTCTGCCCTGTACTTCTATCTTTCTAGTGACAGCATACCGGGCTTTGAACGTGTAGTATGATTGGTGGTTAAGGAGCCAAGGGTCAAGAAATTGGCATTGAGAAAACAAATCTAATGGTGATTTAGTTACAGGAGAGCCTGTTAATATTCTTCTGTATTTTGCATCTTGTCTTAGAGACAAGATACTTTTAGTTCTATTTGATGTAGGTGTTTTAATCGTAGTAGATTCGTCTATTGCAATCATTGCTTTGTGACATGATAAAAATTTTTGTGCAAATTTTAAACCATCACCTTTTGAAAAGGACTCAACATTCATAATTAAAATGTGTAAATCTGTGCCTGTCTCAAACAAAGTATTTAACAAAGACATTTGTTTTTTAGACTTGTCTGATGTTTTCCAAAGAACAACTTTCTTTTCTATGTGATCAGGTAAGTGTGTAGGTATTTCAGAGTCATACCAGTTTTTGTATACACCTTTTGGCGCAATCAATAACAGGCCATTTATCAAGCCTTTATCATACAATACAGCTGCATTATCTAATAATACTTTAGATTTACCTGTACCCATCTCCATAAAATAGGCAAAGTTTTCTTTATCCCAAGAAGCTTCTAATGCATCTAATTGATGAGCATAAGGCTTAGTTTTAAATTTATAGTTCATACTTTACTTTTCTTTCTAAAAATCTATATAGTATAACAAAAGAAAAAAGTCAATGTCAAAAGTTTATCTAATTCAAGAAATACCAGGCACCGCAAAAGGCGAACCTAAATATAATATTTTAGGCGCACAGAAATATGGCGAGATTAAGACTATATTACCTGAGTTTTCGCAAATGATTTTATCACCGGGTCCACTAATACATAAACTTAGAACTCTTCTAAAAGATTATACTGAAGAAGATTATCTTTTATTATCTGGTGATCCTGCAATCATAGGTGTTGTGTGTTCTGTTGTTTCAGATATTACAAATGGAAAATACAAATTATTAAAATGGGATCGTCAAGAAAAAACTTATTATCCAATTGAAATAAATATTCATCAAAAGTAGTTGACAATAAAAAATACTTCTCTATATATCTAGACGCAATTAAAAATTAAATTAATAAAAATATATAGGAAAGCAAATGACTATTAACTTACGACAAGATGCGCCCGATCAAAGTGACGTTATCGACCCACAAAAACTCTCTGAAGAAATAGAGAAATTAAAATCAATACAAAATAAAATCTCAACATTAAAAGCACAGATAAAAGATTTAGAAGAAGATGAAAAATATTTTGTCTATGATGTAATACCAAAATTAATGTATGACATGAATTTAAGCACACTGAAACTAAAAGATGGTTCTGAAGTTTCAGTTGGTAAAAAGTTTTATGCAAATGCTAGAGCAGATAAAAGAGCAGATGCATATCAATGGCTTCGAGACAACGGCCTAGGTGACATTATTAAAAATAATATTAGTGTTACTTTTGGTCAAGGCGAAGAAAACAAGGCTATGGCTTATGCTAACCTTGCAAAGGAGCATGGTTATGAGCCTTCTCAAAAAGAGGATGCTCATCATGCTTCTGTATCAGCAGTGATGAAGGAATGGAAAGAAAAAGGCAATGAAATTCCTACTGATCTGTTTTCTGTACTTGATGTAGATCAAGTAAAGATAAAAAACAAAAGCTAAACTAATAAACTAATAACCTAATAGGAGGACAATATGGAAAGTCAATTAGCTAAAAAAGCTGATGCTGGTGCATTGGCAACAATAAATCTCAGAGGCGACTCTAGAAAGGGGGCTGAAGAAATTAAGAAGGAAGATATATCTACACCTATCTTAAAAATTCTTCATCAACTATCTCCAGAGTGCAACGAAAGAGATCCAAAGTACGTAGAGGGTTCCAAACCAGGAATGATCTACGCTTCATCTTTTGGTTCATTAATGGATGGTGAGAAAGAGGGTATCAATATAATTGTTGCTCACACTCAAACCAGATATCCTGAATGGCAAGAGAGAGGAGATAGTGCTTCGGCACCTGTTGGAACTCATATGCAGATACCTGCAGATGCAGTAGAAGAAAGAAATGGTAGATATAGATTACCAAATGGTAACTATGTTGAAAAAACTGCTTACTTCTATGTAATGGTTGTACAGGGTAATGAGTCAAGACCTGCTGTGATAACAATGCGTTCATCGAATCTATCACCAGCGAGGGAACTTAACAATCTGATAACTAATTTAAGAGTGTCAGATGACAAAGGTACATTTCAACCTGCTGCATACTCAGCTTTGTTTAACTTAAAAACAGTTGGCAAAACTGCAGGCAGTAAAAGTTGGCATGTATACAAACCATCTAAAGTTAGAATGTTAGACATTTCTAAATCTGAAGATGCAGACTTATATGTGGCAGCACAAGAACTACAGAAGACCGTAGCTAAAGGTACTGCTAAACCTAAGTATGAGAACAACTCTACTACAGGAGACATCGTATAATTCCTACGGGAATAGTTGCAACGCGGGGCCGGAAAGCGAGAGTGGACCGGCCCTAGTACATTATGAAAGATTTTATAAAATATTTTACAGGGTTAAAACGTAATTATGGTTTCTGTAACATACACAATGGATACAAAGATGAGTCTGGAAAAATAAAATTTGAACCAAAAGATTATGGTTGGGCTAAAAAAGAAATTACAGATCAAGATTACGAAGAACATTTAAATGGTGCAAAGTCTATTGGTGTAAATCCATGTGATGATGAAGGTAAAGCTATCTTCGGTGCAATAGATATAGATCCAAAGAACTACACAAACTTTAGTCTACAAAAATATTTAAAAGTAATTGAAGAAAAGAAACTACCTATAATACCTGTTAAGTCAAAGTCAGGTGGATTGCATTTATATTTATTTGCAAAAGAAAAAATAAAAGCATCGGAGATAAGAGAATTTTTAGAAAAACTATTATTTATATTTGGTCTACCATCTAAAACAGAGATATATCCAAAACAAACTTCATTAGATTCTAGTGATGGTAAACGACCATCAGGTAATTTTATAAACCTACCATATTATAACAAGAAAGATCGTGTAGCAGTAAAACCTGATGGAGAAGAAATAGACTTTGATACATTTATTAAAGTTATAAATTTAAATGCACAAAATGCGGAACAATTAAAAGAGTTTGGAACAACACTAATTAGTAATGAACTAAAGAATCAGGCAGCAGAATTTGATGAGGGACCACCATGTCTTGGTCTGATATGTGGCGATATAGAAAGAACGAAAGAAAAGCTACCGGACGAAAGAGACAGATTCTTATACAACTACATGGTATTCGCCAAAAGAAAATATCCAGATCAATGGGAAGCAAAGGTTTTAGAAAAAGCAAGAGACTACATTAAATACGATAACATTTGGGGTGATGACAAAGTCAAATCAAAAATAAAAGCATGGAAGGGTGACACTGCAGGTTACACTTGCAACGAAGATCCAATACAATCTAAATGCGCTAAGAGTATATGTTTACGTAGAAAGTATGGTGTTGGTAAACAACTAAACGCATCATGGCCTGAGATAATTAGTGTAACTAAAATGGATTACAGACCACATCCAAAATTTTTTTTATATGTCAAACAACCAAGCGGTAAAATAAAAACTATTAATGCAAAGACTGTAAAACAAATTATAGAGCAAAGAGAACTAAGAGCACTAATTGCAGAACATACAAACATTGTACCGCCACCTATCAAAGCAAAAGACTTTCAAGATATTGTAGCTGAACTATGGTCACAATTAAATGTAGAGACACCAGATCCAGAATCACAACCGGCAGGTATATTATTTAGACATCTAAAAGAATATCTAAATGATGTAAGAACTTCAACATTAAATGGATTTAAAAGTGGATCTGTATACGTAGAAGAAAACAAAGGTTACTTTTTGTTTTACAAATTTTATGAAGAATTAAAAAGAAACGAATGGCGTATGGATGAAAACGAAACAAAGACAATGGTTGTTGATGTATTCAAAGCAGATAGCAAACAAAAAAGAATTGGTAAAGGTAATGCTATCAGATGTATGGAAGTCGACATGAAACAGTTTGAAGAAGACGAACCACCTGAAGAAATACTAGAGTTTGATAAAGAAGAGGACATAGTATGATACATAAAATCTATGGTCCACCAGGTACAGGTAAGACTCACAGACTTATTAATAGAGCAAGAGCATACGTTAGAATAGGGACACCATTACATAAGATAGGTTACTTTGCATTTACAAGAAAAGCTGCAAAAGAAGCTAGAGAAAGAATGCCTATAGATGAAAAGAAACTAGAACACTTTCAAACACTACACTCATTTGCATATAATACACTTGGTTTAAATGAAGAAAACATTATGCAACCATTTCATTACGAAGACTTAGGTAAAGAACTGGGCATCAGAGTAAAGTATTCTGATAAATACAATGAAGAAGAAACACACTTTCTGACGTGCAATGATCCATATTTTCAAATGATAGGTAGAGCAATCAATAGAGATGTGGGCATCAGAGAAGAGTTTGATCGTAATGAACATGACAGAAAACAAATTAGATGGGGTACACTAAAACATATTCATGATAATTTTTTAAAATATAAAGACAACTATAAGTTGTATGATTTTAACGACATAATAAATAATGTATTAAATAAAGTTCCTGACTTCGATGTTGTGTTTATTGATGAAGCACAAGACTTATCACCATTACAATGGAAGCTATATGATAAACTAAAAGAAAAAAGTAAAGATGTTTATCTTGCAGGTGATGATGACCAAGCTATCTTTGCCTGGGCTGGTGCAGATGTAAATAGATTTGTACAGGAACCTGCCAAAGAAAAAGTATTAAAGAAGTCTAGACGTATATCAAGAATCGTACAGGAAGAATCTAATAAACCAATAGAGCGTATATCAGGCATCAGGAAACAAAAAGATTATCTAGCAAGAGACTATGAAGGTGAATGTAAATACATTGCAAACCTAGGTCAGATAGATTTGACAAAAGGTAGATGGTTAATTTTAACAAGAACCAAGAATCAATTATTAGAATTAATGAAAGAAGTTAGAAAGAAAAATTTATATTATCAAAGTAATAAAGGTAAGAGTTACAAAGTTAGATTATACAAAGCAGCAAGATTATACACAGACTGGACCAAGGGTAAAATTTTAGAAGAGAAAGAAGAAAAAGAATGCACCGACTTTATGGGTAATGAATTATTTAACAGAACTAAAAAATGGTACGATGTATTTGTTGCAGCACCAGAAAAAGAAAAAAGATACATAAGAATAATGTTAGAAAATGGTGAAGATTTAGATGCAGATGCAAGAATATTTATGTCTACAATTCACGCTATAAAAGGTGGCGAAGAAGATAACGTAATTTTATCATTACATCAAGGGGATAAAATACAAAAATCTATAAAAAGAAGTGTTGACAAACGTGATGAAGAAGAACGCGTTTGGTACGTAGGAATTACAAGAGCACGTAATAATTTATATAAACTAAAATCAAAAATAAAAAGGAAGGAGTACAGACTATGAGAATACTTACATCAGACATATTAATAACTTTTTGTATTTGGTTCTGCATCATGGAGGTAATAAGATGACAAGCAAAGATATATTTAAAGATGCATTTCCACAAGACAAACAGATAGGAGGAAATCACTACCAACATTATCTCATTCAACCATATGAATTTATTTCAAAGAATGAACTTACATTTTTTCAAGGAAATGTTATAAAGTATGTAATACGTTATCCGTACAAGGGTGGTATACAAGACTTAGAAAAGATAAAACACTATTGTGATTTAGAAATACAAAAAATGAAAGACATGAAAAATGCCAAATAGAAACTATACAAGAAAAAATATTACAATTAAAAATAAATATAAATTTCGTTTAGAGATATATCCATCAATAGTTGCATGGGAAATATTTCCTAATGACTATCAATCATCTTTGTATGCATTTAGTAACAAAGATAGTTTGAACAAATTTATAGAAACCAACTACGTATTTGAAAAATGATATTACCTGATACAGAATGGCTTATGCCAACAGAATACCCTGATCTTAGATCTTATCCTGAGATTGCAATTGACTTAGAAACAAGAGATCCAGAACTAAAATCAAAAGGTTCAGGATCTGTAATTGGTAAAGGGGAGATCGTAGGATTTGCTGTAGCTGTAGAAGGATACAAAGGATACTTTCCTATCGCACATGAGAATGGACCTAACATGGATAGAAAGAAAACTATCGAATGGTTTAGAGATATTTGCGAATCACCAGCTACAAAAATATTTCATAACGCCATGTATGACGTATGTTGGATACGTAAATTAGGTATAAAAATCAATGGTTTAATACTAGATACCATGATTGCATCATCACTAATTGATGAGAATAGATTTTCATACACACTAAATACTTTGTCTTGGCATCACTTATCAAAAGGTAAGAATGAAAAGAAACTTATTGAAGCAGCAAAAGAAAGAGGACTAGATCCAAAAGCAGATATGTGGCGATTACCTGCGATGGAAGTTGGAGCGTATGCTGAGAAAGATGCTGAACTAACTTTAGAACTTTGGCAGAAATGTAAAAAGATTATTATTGAAGATCATCTGCAGGAGATCTTTGACCTGGAGACAGATCTGTTTCCTTGCCTGGTCGATATGCGATTTCTTGGGGTGAGAGTGGACGTTGAAAAAGCTCATAGAGTGAAACAAGACCTACAACTACAAGAAGAGATGTTACTGTTACAAATAAAAAAAGAAAGTAACATAGATATTCAGCTAATGGCAGCAAGAAGTATTGCCACACTTTTCGACAAACTAAAGTTACCATATTCCAGAACTGCAAAATCAAACGAACCATCATTTACTAAAAACTTTCTTGTTAATCATCCACATCCTTTAGTACAGAAGATAGCACAAGCTAGAAAAATAAACAAGGTGCGTACAACTTTTATAGATTCTATTTTAAAGTATGAACACTGTGAAAGAATACACTCTGAAATAAACCAGATTAGATCTGATGATGGTGGTACAGTTACAGGTAGATTTAGTTATGTAAATCCAAACCTACAGCAGATACCAGCCAGGGATCCGGCAACAGGGCCTTTGATTAGATCATTGTTTATACCTGAAGAAGGTATGAAGTGGGGATGTTTTGATTACTCGCAACAGGAACCAAGACTTGTTGCACACTATGCTTTGAAATTTAGATTAGCATCAGTCAATCCAATTGCAGATTCATACGAGAATGATCCATCAACAGACTTTCACAAAATAGTTGCAGAGATGGCAGAGATACCAAGATCACAAGCTAAAACAATTAACTTAGGTTTGTTCTATGGTATGGGTAAAGCAAAACTACAAGCAGAGTTAGGTGTTACAAAAGAAAAGTCAGAAGAATTATTTAATAAGTATCACAACAAAGCACCATTTGTAAAACAACTGATGAACAAAGTAATGTCAGCTGCACAAGACAAAGGTCAAATAAAAACTTTACTTGGTAGACGTTGTAGATTTCCAAAGTACGAACCTGTACTACGTGGATCTGATTGGGGTACGTTTGTGCCTGCAGAAGATCACGAAAGAATGTTAGAATTACAAGCAATGGGTCCAGAGTTATTAAATGATGAAGGAGAAAAAACTGGTAAGAAAAATTATTGGCATAATAATCCTGCAAGAAGAGCATTTACATACAAAGCTTTGAACAGATTAATTCAAGGATCAGCTGCTGACATGACAAAGAAAGCAATGATAGAATTACATAGAGAAGGAATTACTCCACACATACAGGTACACGATGAGTTGGATATATCAGTAATGAATGATTTAGAAGCTGCAAAAATAAAAGATGTGATGGAAAACGCAGTTGACTTAGAAGTACCTAATAAAGTAGATTACGAATCCGGACCAAACTGGGGTGAAATAAAGTAATGTACTATGTCATATTTAAATGCTAACATACCGCCGATTTATTGTAAAATAAGAAGGGAGTATCTCTATGATCTTAAAGAACATAAAGGAGAAGCTGTTGACTGTGTTATCTTTGGTCTTGCTTCTATTTCAGGGCGTGCAATATTGTTTCACTGCATGCTTCCGAATGGTGCAGTCTTTTACAGACTACCTATTAGTGCGTTTTTTCAAAAAGAATTCGAACGACATCAAGTGCCAGATATGCGAGTGGATCAACTCCAATTGTGGAACAGCTTTAGTTATTATCCTAGTGTCCATGTTTTTGATTGGTTGGCTGGTATAAACGGTAAATTCATTGGTAAAGATAAAAAATTTTATCACGGTGAGTATCTTTTTACAGTTGACTGGGCGCATCCAGAGACTAATATACTAAACACGGAACATTCTGAGATTCCGCAAGAGCACAAGTGTGCACACATAATTGCATTGAAAAATGGTAATTATGCAGCGCAGCCAAACAACAGAATAATTTGGCATGTCAACAGCTACACAACAGAAAACGATTGGCCCGATTATAAGGTGCAAACAACATACTGGGATGTAGAAGGAGACGATTGGGTGACTGAGGACTCAGATAAAATGTTTTATGATATTGAGGATAAAAAATGAAAATACTTTGTTTTGATTGCGGACATAGATGCCATTGTGAAGGTCAAGGTTATTATGTAAGCACTTCTCAATGTGCGTCGTGTGATTGTTATTTTTGTAATCACATTGAAATAAAAAACCATGAAGATTACTTAGGAGAGAGTATGTTAAAAAAATTATGGAAAAAATTTAAGGACTTAATTGGTCTAGTATAAGGTTTTATGTATTATGGAGATAGCCAGGATGAATTATTACTTTACAGGTATTCTAATAATACTTTTATGTTTGATAGCTTTTATCGGTCCTGCTTATCCAAACACTACACAAAACAACACTAGCGGATCAAACACATCAATCACAGGTGGATATACAAGTTCAGCCACAAATACTTATCAGAGTGGAAGCTCAAACAATACCACAACCACAAATAATTCTACATCAAACATGCGGTCTGCACCACCAACAGCGTCAGCACCAAGTGTAACTAACGCTGGATCTGATGTTTGTCTTGCTGGAGCAAGTGCAGGAATACAAACATTTGGTATTGGAGTATCGGGTGGTAAATCTTTTAGAGATAAAAATTGTGAAAGAATTAAATTATCAAGAGAATTAAATAGTCTAGGTATGAAAGTTGCAGCTGTAGCTATACTTTGTCAAGACGAAAGAGTATTTTTTGCTATGGAACAAGCTGGGACACCTTGTCCCTTTGAAGGAAAGATAGGAAAAAAAGCAAAAGCAGCATGGAAAAAATATGATAAATTAAGACCAGACTATGAAACATATGTTAATAATTTAAAGATTATACAAAAGAAAAATGACGAAGAAGAAAAACAAATGACAAAAGATCTAACTAAAATGGATCAAGAAAAAGAAAAAGAAGACATACAAACTAAGCAAAAAATAGATTGGAAAGAACCTAGATGAAAGTAAATGAAAACACTAGTATCAGCATGCCTGTCAAGAACATGCTCGCAATAATTTTTGGCGTAGTGGCCGGCGTGTTCGCATATACCGAGCTGACGGCAAGGTTAGTATCATTAGAGACCTCACGTGAGTTAATGCAAGCTGATTTACTTAAGGCTAGCGATCAAAAACCTGTGGACCAGGAGCAGTTCATGTTGCTCGAGTCACTTTTTTCTGACGTAGAAAAATTAATTGAAAATCAAGAGCAGAATGTAACAAACAAAGTTAATATAGAATTTAACAAACAATTACTTGAACAAGCATTAGAAGATATAGAAAAGCTTAAAGACAAAGTAAGGGAGAATGGAACACATCAATGACAGAGATGGTGATAGCTTTATTGATGATAGTTAACGGAGAGATTTCCGAGGCGCGTATACAAAATTCAATGTCTGAATGTTTGAAAGGCAAGCGTGTTGCAAGCAGAGGAAATAATTCTAAAAGTGTAGATTACCAATGTATAAAGTCGATTGCTGAACTCGAGTTAAACATAGATGGATCAAAGTCTATAAAGAAACTTATATTAAAGTGAAGTTTATATTAATATTGGTAATATGTAATGCTACATGTGGACCACAATTTGAATGGCCACAAAAGTTTGATAGTTTTTATGATTGTGCAAGAATGGGATACAAAGCAGCTGAACTAAGAATAGCTGAGTTTGGTCAAACATATGTTGACAAGAATAGAACTTCTATATTATTTAGCTGTAAGGAGATAGCAGAAACATGATTTTAGAATTAATTTGGATAATTATAATGGTAATGGGAGCGGGCTATGCGGTTTATCGTATTGATAAATTTTCTGATGATGTTAATCCATACAACTGGTTTAACAGAAACAGCGACGACAAATAATCTATTACCAAACGCAGGCACAGGTCAAACCAGTGTACAACATTCTAATAGTACAATAGATGGAATCAATAATTCTAACAATTGGACTCTCAATAATATTACTGATTATTCTTCTAGCTACAATGAACTAGAAGCAAATGGAACGGGTACAGTATCTGCAACAGGGACACTGTTAAATATATCTGCAGGGGACCACACAACTACAGAAGATAGTTTAGATGGAGGTGTTACACTTACATCAAAAACAGAAGTACAAAACTGTGAGTGGATTGGATCCGCACATAGATGTGGTCAGGCAACATCGGGTCAAGATAGTTATTCTACAACTGTAAATATTTTAGATGAAGATGAAAATGTATTAGCCACGGTTACACAAAACAGGAATACGGATTCAGGGTACAATAATAATACCTACACGTACACAGATACAGTTACACATACAGGTGAAGGCTCAAGAAAATGGGAGTGGGAGTGGACTGGCATAGATGGCAACAGTCCCAACAGCACCAGCCCTGTAGGACCCAATTTGTTAGGTGCAGAACTAAAAGCAACACTATTAGATATACTGTACTCACCATTACCACCTGCAATTAAAAATGAAATAGATGATGTATTTGAAGACATCGGTGAAGAGTTTGAAGAGATAGAACAAATCGTAGAAGAGTTTTTTTTCAAAGAAGAGAAAATAGAAATGCAAGAAGAGTTTAAAGAACCTGTCATGATAGTCATGGAAGAAGAAGAAAAGTTTGAAGAAGAACCTATCTTTGAGGAGTTTGTTATGATAGAAGAGGAAAAAGAAGAAAAACCACCTGTCATGCAGATGGTACAGATGATGAAGGAAGAAGAAAACGAGGAAGAGGAAGAAGTATTTGAGATGATAGAAACTTTTACTGAGGAAGAAGAAAAACCAAAAGAAGAGAAAACTACATCTGAATTATTACAAGAAGGTTTTGAAGAAGAGCAAAAAGAAAATGAAGAAGAAGAACCCAATAGCGAAACTACTGAGACTGCCGATGCTACGGAAGAGGATAGTAGCGAGCAAAAAGAAGTACAACAGAAAGAGACAAAAACAGTTGGACTTACGGAAGTCTTAGAAAAAATCGACGAACAGGTTAAAGATATTGACAAAAACTTGCAACTAAAAAATTTAGTAAAAATAAAAGTTATGGCTAGTAATAATATGTTGGAAGCATATAATATTCCGTTCTATAAACCGAAAGATATATATTTAGATCAAGTAGATATGACAGATAATAGAATTATTTACACAAAAGATTTAGTTGAATACAAACAAAATGATCCTATTTTTATACAAAAACAAAAGCTTAATGGTATTTTACAAAAAAGACAAAATTTGATAAAAGAATTACAGGTTTTACAAAATGGATAAAATTAAAAATCAATTAGCCGGTGTAGCAGCTTTACTTGGTGTCATTGCAGCAATTGGTGGTGGCTTTGTAAAGTATGGAGAGATTGTAACTAAACTAGATGCATTAGAGGGTGCTAGTGGTGGTACAGATTGGTCTCCACAGATTGCAGTGTTAGAAGAAAAAGTATCTGCATTAGAAAATCAAGACACATCACACACTCACGAAGAACATGGTCATACTAAAATATTAGTCAACGAAAAAACAATTCAAATATTACAAAATCAAATAGACGAACTAAAAGCAAAGAGCGATAATCCATTAGCACAATAATGAATCTTTCACGTAACTTCACTCTTCAAGAGTTAATCAAATCAGATACTGCTATCCGTTTGGACATCAATAACAATCCAAACTCAGGTCAGATAGAAAAACTAAAAGCTTTGTGTGAAAATATTTTACAACCAGTGCGTGACCATTTTGGCAGGGTTAAGGTGACAAGCGGGTTCCGTAGCGAGCAGCTGTGTATTAAGATCGGCAGCTCAGTCAACAGCCAACATGCCCGTGCAGAAGCTGCGGATTTTGAAGTGATGGGCACAGATAATGCAGAATTAGCTGACTGGATCAATAAGAACCTGGACTACGATCAATTGATATTGGAGTTCTATACTCCTGGTGAGCCGAACAGTGGGTGGATACATTGCAGCTACACACCTGACCAACCAAGAAAACAATTCTTGCATGCATATAAGTCAGAAGGTAAAACAAAATACAAACCAATAATAGGAAAGGCGAAAGATCTAGTATGAGTCTAATAGATAAAAAAGCTGTAGAGATGTTTAGAAAGATAGATACAGTACATGGACATTGTGAAAACTGCGATGAAGATGCAATCTTAGTTGCAATCGTTTCAGAGTATTATCGATGTACAAACTGTGGTCATGACACTAGACAACATGTAAATGGAAGTATCCGATACATGCAATTAACTGAGAGTGACAAGGCGTTTATAAAAGAACATGGCTAGACAGAAATTTGTACATTTTGTCCCAAGACCAAAGCCTCGTAAACGTCCAGGCATTCATAAAAAAAGAAAGAATAAAGATGAAAAACGTGATTTTAAAAAATATAACCGACAAGGCAGACGAGCTAGCTAGAGAATATAACAGGACCAAAGATCCTAAATATAAGGAAGAATGGTATAAAATTTTAAAAGAAATACCTATTGACAATAACTATAATTATCCTATATAGTTAGATAGTCTAACGAAAGGAATATATTATGACAGACACAAGTAAATATAGGAGTCTTGCCGTATCACACGATACGTACGATAAGATTGGTAAGATCTCCAAGAATCTGGCACCAGGGGTCACTCTGTCCAGAGCACAAACAGTGAAAGTACTAGTTGACGAGAAAGTGAAGAAATTAAATGGCAAACTTACAAAGTCTATTTCCAAAAGCAGTTAAGCTTCACGAAACATTTGATCCAGAGAGAAATCTTTGGAGAAACGTTTTAATCGTAGCACTGGAGGATGCGCTAGGTCGACATGCTTTGAATAAAAATTATGGTTATTCAAGAAGTAGTTCGGCTAAACTATCGCGTTCTTATTTTACAGAACCTAATGGTGATTTTAAAACTGTATGTAATCTCGCAGGTTTTGATCACGAGTACATTAGAATGAAAGCAAAACAATACTTTAATAGAAAGAAGAAAGAAAATGAAGAAGAAGATAATCTGTCCTAGATGCAAAGGCAATGGTTATTTAAAAGTTGTAAAAGAAGTTCAATGGCCTCAAAAAGAAGAGATCATTGTAGTTCAATGTCCAATGTGTAATTCGGAAGGAGAAATAGAGGATGTCGATCGAAAAACAAATTAATACTTTGAAAAAGGTCAATGAAGTCCATCGTATCGTTCATAGAAATAATTCTATCTATACGAGGGACCTTGTTGGCAGTCTTATTGAAAAGATAAGAATGTTACAAAAACAAAAAAAGTTCTTACAAACTAAATTAAGGGAGGCATGCAATGGAACTAAGAACAGTGATAATTGAAGCTTTAGAAAAAAGATACGAAGCACAACTTGCTGAATCTGATGCAACTCTAAAAATATATTTAGAGAACAGTGTTGGTATTGGTGAACATCCACAACACGTTGATGAATGTGATAAGTTGATTGCAAAAGTTGCTGAAGCTGAAGAGAAGTTAAGAGTTTTAAGACAATACAGATGATAGGTTTATTTTTTATAGGTATGGTTGTTTCTGTTATTGTTCTTGCAGTTTTATTATATGTGAGAAAATATGATTTATAGATGTGGAAAAGGACGAGCCCCATGCAACAAATGCTACGCGCTAAGTGCCACTGGGGGTTACATATCGGGATGCTAAAACCTACCCTGAGTATTCGAGCCTTTGGCGACCCGTTAGTACGTGCACGGAAAGCGGGCGTTTGATGGATCTTGATTTATCTAAAGCTGTAAAAGTAGAAACAATTGTAGAAGGAGTTATGCCAGATAAATTTTATTTATTTGCTAATGGTGGTCCACACTATTTTTCAAAAATACCAGAAGAACATGATATTGGTATTTATAGAGAAAAGATATGGCCCTATCTTGTATGTGTATCTAATGGTGTAATTAATTCTAGACAACAATTTGGATCACTAGACCCGAAAGGATATGTAATTGTTAGACTTGATAAAGTTGGAGAAAGAAGACAAGCTTTTCATAAAAGTCAAAATAAAAGAAAAATTAGATATCATTATAACCAAACCTACTCAATGATGCACAGATTAGTTGCGAAAGCTTTTATACCTAATCACAATCCAAAAGAACTAACTCAAGTTCATCATAAAAATGATTGTAAGTTTGATTATAGAATAGAAAATTTAGATTGGGTGACTCACAGAGAAAATTCTATAGATGGAAGTAAAGGTAAAAAGGTTGACCCTCTTGAAAGATTTAATTTTTTCTCTAAAAAAGATTGGTTTAAGAAATGACTATAATACAATTAGATACCTCAATTAAAAACGATGAAGGTGTTGTTCATCAATTTATGAAAAAAAGTTTGTGGTATAATATAACTAAAAGAAAATATGGAAATGTGTTTTGGAAAAAATCAGAAAAATTTAATTTTGATAATAGATTAAGGTTAGAAAATAAAAAAGCTTACTTAGAATTAGAAATAAAATTAAATAATAAAACAATTATACCTGATATATCTGTGTTCGATGATGAGGGAAATATTGAGACAGTTATTGAATGTATTGATACGTCAAGACCAAGTCTAACTAAATATGAATGTTATATTAATTCTAATATTAATGTAATTTTTGTAAACACAGAAAGTAAAATTGGTGGGTTTGGCGGTGGATACGTTGATTGTGATTTAATAATTTTAAAAGAAAATCCAGAACGTTATAGATTTTTAACACTATTAAAACATCTTGCTAAACTAACACGTGATTGGACAGAAGGATTTAAGTATATAGGAAAGTTTGAAAATGATGATACTTATTTTTTATTTGGTAAAAATAAAGAATATGGCGTAAGATTTTTTAATTCCACAATGTATACAAATGGAAATTTTTCTAAATCTAATTCAAAAAAAATTCCTGTATTACTAAAACAATATGTAGAGAAATTTAAAAAAGATGACGTAATTCAAACAGTAGATTATAGGGGTCAGATATGGGTTCCAAGAGAAGAGTTTATGATGGGTATCCGTAAGTACGATGAAAGAACAATAAATTATTGGAGTTTATAATGAAATGGAATAAGAAATTCGATTACCCGCCATCGACTAGATCTCTAGTCATGGGTCAAAGACACTACGATATAGGTAATGATAAGTTACCATCGGTAACAACGATCCTATCACAAACGCAACCAGAAGAAAAGAAAGCAAAGTTGTCTGAATGGCAGCAGAAAGTAGGCAAGAATGAGGCAGACAGAATCAGGGATCAATCTGCTGAAAGAGGCACAATCATGCATAGGATCTTAGAAGGCTATTTAACGGGCCATAGACACGCTGATTTAAGCGATTTAGGTAGTCAGGCAGGGTTGATGGCCAAAAAAATTTGGGAGGCTGATTTAAGGGACTCTATGGACGAAGTATGGGGTACTGAAGTAACTGTTTATTATCCTGGATTGTATGCTGGAGCGACTGATTTAGTTGGAATTTATAATGGGGCACAGATTATAGGGGATTTCAAGCAGACTAACAAGCCTAAACGTAAAGAGTGGATACAAGACTATTTCTTACAACTTGCAGCATATGGCATGGCCCATAATCACGTCTACGGGACAGCTATACAGTCTGGAGTGATTCTAATGTGCAGTCCTGATTTGGTGTTTCAGAGGTTTTTTGTAACACCTAAAGAGTACCAGGTGTTACAGTGGGAATGGTTAAAAAGGGTTGATTTATATTACAAAATGAAGGGATCAGGCGTCAGGGACCAGGGAAACCTATAGAAGTAAAAAATATATTTTATGAAAAATTTTTTTCAAATAGGTGTAAAAAGGTGTTACAGTGTTACAAAATTAAATTACATAGTAATATCAACACTTTTAGAGCAAATTCTTGTAACACTAAGGGTGTTACAAGGTGTTACAAGTGTTACAAAATCCCTAGACCTTTTAAAAATATTATTTGGAAATAAAATTGTTATAAATGTAAAAAATAAATCTAATGAAAAGAAAAAAATCACAATATAAACATGCGGTTATTGATAACAAGCGTTATTATTTTTATTCTATCCGTTGGGTCGATATCATGGGGGACTCCTCCCATGCCTCCAAAGACGAGTTCAACAAAATGGAACCCGCTTTCATTACTACTCATGCCTATCTGTTCAAAAGAGACAATAAGTATGTGTACACCTTTGCGAGTTTTGATGAGAATGAAGCGGTCTTCTCCGACAGAAACATCTTCCCAAAAGGATGCATCGTCTCGATGAAAAGAGTTTTAGTTTAATGGATCTTCTGTTTTCTTTATTGCTGGTTGTCTTACTTTTTCTTTCAGCTCTTCAACTTCGACACCCTCTAGTATGGGCGAATAATCTTCCATTATTTGTTTCATTCGTGATTCTAATTCTTCTGTTGTTAAGTCTTCTAGTTTACCTGTACGTATTATCTTCTGTTCAATATATAGACCAGCTGCCTTTCCGCGTGCAACTTCTGCATTAACTGCTGCAGACCATGCACCTTTCTTTAGTGCAGCTTTTCTAATTTGACCTAACTCTGCAATATGTTTTTCATAAGTTACTTCGTATTTCTTCTGCCACTCTTCTCTCAGTTCACCTATATATTTGACTACGAGTGGATATAATTTTGGATTCTGTAATTTACTTGCGTATTGTCTTGCTGAGTCTTTGGCAAATCCAGCATCGACTGCACACTCCGTAGCTGTCTTTCTACCTTCGTTTGTTACCAGTTCGTAAGCAAACTTCATTTGTTGTTCTGTTAATTTTTTTGGTAAACCCATACTTTACTTTTACTACAACAATGATATTAATCAATACTTAGTTGTATGAATGGAAAGTTATTAAGACAAGTATTAGATAAGATGTTGAAGTCACCTTCAGCTGGTGAAGCAAGGGTGCAAGTGTGTCTACCGGATGGTAAATATTATGACATCACCTCTTTACAAATGTTGGAAAATAAATTAATTGGTCATAGAGAATCACACCGACTCGTGTTTACTGTCAAAGCTGAAACCTGGAATATGGGTAAAGTTTTAAAGAAAATTGGTTAGCCGGTAGTAGTGAAACCGGAGACTAAATTTTGGCATGAGATTAAAACGTTCGTTACTAAAAATAATTGCACATTATCATTTACACGCTTGGAAAATAGCGCTTCATGGGGTACTCCTGATCTATTGGGCTATAATAGTAATGGTGTCTTTTTCACTGTAGAATTAAAAGTAACAAAGACAAACAAAGTTCGCTTCTCTCCACATCAAATTGCGTTCCATGTGAAACATCCAAACAATAGTTTTATCTTAGTAAAGACCCTGACTCCTGTCTCTGTAAAACTTTATCAGGGAAAAAGTATCCGGGAGCTTGTTGCTTGCGGCTTGGAGCTTGAGGCTTGTTGCTTGGGGCTTGAAGCTTGCATCAAGAATCTTGAACAGCTTGGTGCTTGACGCTTGCAGCTTGTGGCTTGGAGCTTGAAGCTTTGGGGCCCGGACCAGGCGAACGCTGCTTCCCAGCCGTCGCCGGTTCTTTGCTAATTGCCTGATCCGATTTATTACGCTTACGTAATTCTTTATAATAGTTTGGGTGTTTAAATACGTGCATTAGTGTTTACCGTATATAACACTTTTAATTTCTTTATTCCAGCACTGTCGACAGCTGCCACACTTGCCGCCCTGGTCCGGTGCTGGACAGGTTCGAGCTTCGCCAGTCGTGACGCCTGAGTCATGAGTCCAGGCAGCTGGCACAGGTCCATCAATCTTGCTTCTTGACAGCCTGATCACCAGGTTGTCTGGCACCTCTTCAGGGTCCGGCAGGTACTGCCGCTCTTGCGTTGGCAGCCAGTGCTTTGTGTCTGGTGTTAATCTGCATACTTCTAAAATTTTTTGCATATGCTCTGGGCTCTGTACATCGCCGGCATCATGCCACCTGAACCACTTCTGGCGCTTGATCACTGTAGCCATGGCCTGGACCCAGTCCGGATGGTTAATAGCTTTCAGTCTTCTGTATTGAGCTTCTTTGATTGCCGGGTACCTGGTATAGTTACCTTTCTTTGCATAACAGAAAAAGCAAGGCGTGCCTTCTACCTGCGACAGCTTCCAGCCGGTCTTGCATTCCCATGCGGGAAGGCTGTAGCTCAAGCCCGGCATCTTACTAGTTCTGGTGAATGAGTCTGTAATTTTTAATGCTTCATTTACTTTCATAATTTCTCCTATAAGTTCCTATAACACAATACAGGTCCCGGGTCAAGCTTGCGGCTTGACGCTTGCAGCTTGAAGCTTGCCGCTTGTAGCTTGGTCCTTGTTGCTGGAGCCATCGCCAATGGCCCAGGTAAACCCGGGCCATTGGTTGTCCTGGTCTACGACTCATTTCTGGTTACCGTAAATTCTTTGTTGATTTTGTTCAGGACGTAATTCATTGCAATCTGGCCAGCCAGTGATACTAACGCCTTCTCGCTGCCATGGTACCTGTCCAGGAAGCTTAAATACTCTTCCTCCGTTTCAGGGGTCCAGAACAAATTGCTTATTGTAAATTTAATTTTTTTCTTTTTCATATTTTTTCCTTTCTAAATTCATCCTATACCATCCCAGACCAGCTGTCAAGCGCTTGCTGCTTGCTGCTTGCTGCTTGGTGCTTGAAGCTTCCGGTACAGGTTAAGATCTTACTCTTTCACCCTTTCGGCGGAAGCTTGAAGCTACGGGGCTCAAGTGGTTAAGCGGGTATTACACTCCTATCAACCTGGCCAGGCATAAATTCTCATATGGTCCAGATCTTTTCAGTAGCATTGACCCTGGACAGCCCCATCCTTTCAGTTATTTTACAGCATCCAGTGAAGACGACGCAAGGAGCGTGGTGTGACACTGGACCTGTAAAATGAAAGTTTTTCTTTAGGTGCTCTCTAAAACTTACAAAAAAGACAGTAGTTTAAATGAGTAATTAAATAAACTATATCCTATATAATGGTTGACATTCCCATTGTCAAGCATTATAAGAATTTTAATGAAAGGAAATATAAATATGCAAAAACAAAAAAGAATAACACTTAACGCAGATAAGCGAAAAGTGATTGCTGATGTTTTCCAAAACCATTTTGAAGATAATTCAAAATTTAAGAAAGCATGGCAAGACGCAAAAGATAACTACACTAAATTACGACAACAAGCAAAAGTAAAAATGGAAGTGTTAGTTAGATCACACCACCCACAAGAAGATGTTGATACAATTCGTTCTATGATTAATAAGTATGGCGAAAGAAGTGGTGGACAACTCTATGAAGATAATTGTTTTCATGTTCAATCAAATGAAATGAAACTTGAAAAAGATTATCATGGCGACATGGTTGAAAGAGAACAAGATATTCATATCAAGTTTGATGACGACAAAGAGTTCTTAACTTCATGGTATCGTGATGAGATGAGAGCAAAAGACATTGACGCAGATTACAATGTCAGATTAGGCGACAACTACGACAAAAGAAATCCGACTTATTATAATTCAGAAAGTCAAGTTAATAAATTTTTGGGTTATGGTAGTCGTAATGATGTAAGTGGTAATACTATGTACCCAAAAGATGAGTGGAATAATGACTTTAAACTTTGGGTTATTGGTAGTGATTATTGTTCTAGTAGAAGATTTAAAACTGACCATGAAACTTATTTATGGTTTTGTAGTTTTAATAATGCTCAACAAGATGTAATCAAGTGTCATCAACAAATGTTTAACCATGTAAATAAAAAAATGGAAAAACTAAAACTAGGTTTGAAATCTTACAGATACTTTGATCAAGCAAAAGAACTAGCTGACAAACTCGGTGTTGTTTTAAATGAAAGTATATTAGACGCACATTCTAGTATGGCTCTTTCAATTTATAGTCCGAGTAATTTAGCTGATCTTTTAACAGATGAAGTTGAACAAACTAGAGAGGAAAAAATAGCAATAGCCAAAAAGCTATTAGCAGAACAACAAATCAAGAATGAATATGAACATTCAGATTTTGTAAATTAAGGGGTTGACTATGGGACAATCTTAATATAGGATTGTCCCATAACATAGAAAGGTAGAAATATGGAAAACAATACACAATTTAAAATAACTTATTATTCTAATAAGGATAAAAAGCACATAACTAGAAATGGTAAATGGGACGACAAGTGCAGATATTGGACATCTAAAGTTGGTGCTAAATTAATGACATACTTTGATGAGGACGCACAAGGTTATAGAACTGCAAAAGGCAGTTGGAAAGTGAGGTTATAAAATGACAGACTTTGAATTTTATAGTTGCGTTTTCTTTTTTGGTTTAATTTTATTTTTGGGGGTATTAGCATGAGCGACTTTAATTGGTGTCATGGTCCAAAGTGCCATACAAAACATACACAGGATAGAGTGCGAGGTGTTAAGGGCTCTAAGGTTTTAAGAACTCGTAAAATAAAAGAAAACAATTGGAACAGAAATAATCTGTGGTCCCATTTTTGTAGTCAAGGTTGTTATACAGATTTTATGTATGCATATTGGGAAGAACAGATTGCATTGCACCCTAGAACCGAGTGCCTTGAAACACCTATTAATGTAACTAAAGAAACAACCGATAATCCATATTGGGGCAGACGAGTTGAAACAAAAATAGAGGTTGACGAAACTAGGCAAATCGACTAGGATAATCCTATTAACAAGAAAGGTATAATATGGAACAAACAAAAACAAACACAGACGTCAGTGAATTTAAAATCATTGACGACGAGAAGAATACTCCGACACTTAAAGAGGCGCAGGACTTTGTAGGTGGTTTAGTTGAGTGTGTGACGTTTCCTAATGGAGACTTATTAATAGTAAACGAAGAGGGCAAGTTAATGAACTTACCTCTTAATCCCGAGGCAACTTTACTTTGGAGAATGACATTCACTAAAGATAAGTATGTAACAGGATACGACGACTTTGTTGTAGGTCCTGCAATCTACATCAAGAAACATGCTCTAAAAAATTGGGCATAACCTTTCTTCCCTGGTACCTCATCAGACTGTAGAGGTACCAGGGCTCCCTGGAAATTTGAACTTTTTTATATAATCAATACACCTTTACACAAAAAGGGGTCCCAATATTTGACATTTATTGCGAGTTTTATAAATATGTAGTTAAGAAATACTTTGCGAATAAAAATGAACCTAGACAAAGAAAAATTAAAAAATTTTGAAAAGCTTCCGGCTGATGTAAGACGTGAGTTCTCTTTGCTCATGAATCAATACGGCCAGAAGAAAAAAGAGTCCCATATCAAAAACGATTTTATGAGTTTTGTAAAACATGTTTGGCCTGATTTTATAGAGGGGTCTCATCACAAGGAGGTAGCAAAAAAATTTAACGAAATTGCTGAAGGCAAAACAAAACGTGTCATTATCAATATGGCACCTAGACATACAAAATCTGAATTTGCTTCATACTTATTACCAGCATGGATGGTAGGTAGAAATCCAAAATTAAAAATTATTCAATCAACTAACACAACTGAATTATCTGTAAGGTTTGGTCGTAAAGCAAAAGCTTTGATGGACTCACCAGAATACAAAGAAGTTTTTAAAACAAGATTAAAAGAAGATAGTCAAGCTGCAGGTAAATGGGAAACACAACAAGGTGGTGAATACTATGCTGCTGGTGTTGGATCTGCAATTACAGGTCGTGGTGCCGATCTCTTGATTATTGATGATCCACATACTGAACAAGACGCCATGAATGCACAAGCATTAGACAGGACTTACGAGTGGTATACATCAGGTCCACGACAACGTTTACAACCTGGTGGAACGATTGTAATTGTAATGACTCGTTGGAACGAAAAAGATTTAGCAGGTAGATTAATTTCTGCACAGAAAGAACCTAAAGCTGATCAATGGGAGGTAATCGAGTTTCCTGCTATCATGCCATCCGGTAAACCCCTGTGGCCTGAATACTGGAACATAAAAGATTTAGAATCAGTCAAAGCTTCTATTCCAATGTCTAAATGGAATGCACAATATATGCAGAACCCAACTGCAGAAGAAGGATCACTAATTAAAAGAGAATGGTGGCAACATTGGGAGAAAGAAGAATTACCTGCATTACAACATGTAATACAATCTTACGATACAGCTTTTATGAAAAAATCTTCTGCCGACTTCAGTGCGATAACGACATGGGGTGTGTTTACACCTGATGAGGACTCTGGTCAGCATTTGATGTTAGTTGATTCTGTCAAAGGTCGTTATGAGTTTCCTGAGCTACGTCGTATTGCTCTTGAGCAGTATGGCTACTGGAAGCCTGAGACCGTAATCATTGAGTCTAAAGCATCAGGTCTACCACTAACTTATGAGTTGCGAAAGATGGGGATACCTGTTATAAATTTCTCACCTAGTAAAGGCAACGATAAGCACACTAGAGTTAACGCAGTTTCTCCGCTGTTTGAATCGGGGAGAATATGGGCGCCCAAAGAAATGGAGTTCGCGCAGGAAGTGATTGAGGAATGTGCTGCTTTTCCTTTTGGAGATCACGATGACCTGGTGGATTCTATGACACAAGCAGTAATGAGATTTAGGCAAGGTGGCTTTCTTGAGCATCCTGAAGACGCTCCTGATGAACCTCTGCCACAAAAACAAAGGACTTATTACTAATGAGTAAACTCGATATTGCTAAATTTTTAATGTCTGCTTTTAACATGGTTAAAAGAGGTGATATCAAATCAGAGCAAGATTTAATTAAATTCGCTAAACAACAGTTCGGGGATCTAGATTCAGGGCTCTTGGGTCAAATCAAAGATATCTTTACCAAAGGTAAAGCTGCAGCGGTTACAGAAAAAAGAACTAAAGATATTATGGGAGGTGACATTACTGGTGACAAACGAGAGGGCCTACTTACTTTAGCAAAAGAGATTCAAGAAAATGTTAAAAAAATTAAAGAAATAGATAAAGAAATAGCTTTAAAACAGAAAGAAAATGAAGAACTCATGGATGCCATGATGGGTTTTAGAAAACCAGAGGGATCAAAAGATCCAACTAAACCTTTTAGAACTCCTGGTATGGGTTTTAAAAAAGAGAATCCGGGTTACAGAACACCTGGTGGCAGCATGTATGCAGAAGGTAATTTAAGAACTGCAATGAGAGAATTTTTAAAAACAGAAGTAAAAGAAGGTAGATTAAAACTTGGTGAAAGAGATATGTTTAGAATTACAGAATACTCACCACTAACAGAAGATGACCCAATCGATGTATTTAGAAGATACTACGGAGAAGATGCATTAGAGGCTGCAAGTAACATGGCATCTAAATTAGAAAAAGGTACGTCATTTAAAAACTACGAAGAGATATTTAGAGCTAACATGCCTGAGTTAAAAATAAAAACAGAAGGTGCTGGTCAGTACGATCAGTCAATTATAGATGCTGAAGCTGCTATGAAACAAGCAGCAGAGGATGAAAAGAATTTACAAAAACTAGAAGAGTTTGATGTTGAAGGTAGAACTAAAAATTCTAAAGGTGGTATCAATAGAGTTGGTTTTGCAAGAGGTAAAATAAAACTTGCACAGTTTTTATATGGTAAAGGTACAGACCTTGTTACAGAAATTAGAAAAGCAGTTAACAACATTATGGAATCAGGCGACAGGAAAATAGACGCTGATGTAGCTGTCGATGACATGCTTGATGAATTTGGTATTGATAGAGACGTAGTAGACCAAAAAGATATTTTAGAAGCTTATGATGAAGCATATAAAACATTAAGTATACCACCAGGATCACGTGGTGGACCTGAAGATATTGCTGCACCGGTGCAGTCAGCAGAAGATGTAGCTACGTCAATAAAAAGAAACAAAGATAAACAAAAAGTAAGAAATGAAATGAAGGAAAAGTATGGTTTCACAGATGAAAAACTTGACGAGATTGAAAACACTCCAATAACTGCAGCCGATGAAAAAATGGCAGATGATTTAGTTAGAGAAACGGATTTACCAAAAAATGATTTAGTATCTAGACAAATTAAAATTATGAATGCTGCAGACAGAATAAAACCAGGTCTTTTTGAAAACATAACAGAAGAACAAATAGATATTTTGGTTAAGTATGCAGATAGAATTGATGATGATCTTTTAAGAAATATTGTCTTAGACCCTGATCCAAATAACCGAGCAGCAGCGGTAGCTACACTAGAACAAGTAGATGCTTTAATGAGTGAAGGAAAAAATATAGATGAGATTATGTCTATTTTACAAAGCACACCAAGAAGAAAACAAGCTGAAGGCGGACTAAGCTATTTGATGGGGATGTAATGAAGATAGCTCAATACAATGATATGATGAGTTATCTTACTCGTCCAGAGTTTAGTGATGGCAGTGGTAAAAAACCAACTACAATAGAAGACTTAAAAAAGTCAGGTAAGATTGTAACTGGTGATAAATATAAACCTAGTAATCCAAAATTAATTCAAGCGATAAGAGATTTTGAAATCAGACATGGTTTTAGAAAAAAGAATGATGCTGGTGGTCCACAAATTGTAGAACCATCAAAGTCAATGCAAGTAGATACTACAACACGTGGTCTACCTGATCCACTAGAAGAATTTAAAAAACAAGCAGACATTTTTTTGCAAGCATCGTTTGCTTCAACGAATAAAGATTACTTCAACAGTTTAATTGAACAAGAATACAACAAGGCCCTTGATGCCGGAGTCCAGCCTCAAGAAGCACTAAGCTTTCTAAAAGAAAGAAGTCAAATGTATCGAACACTTGCTGAAGAAGGAAGAATGCAAGGTGAGCCTGCTATACTAGGACCAAGTTACGGTAGAGACAATAAGGCGATCGGTGGTGGTGTTGTTGAAGGTGAAGACCTAGGTACAAGAGAAGGGTTTAATCAACCTAAAGATCCAAACATTGAATTTCCATTTAAACATTCAACAGGAGCTACTGATTATGGTATTGGTAGATTTAAAGATACAGGAAAATATTTTAGAAGAGTTGGTAGAAATAAAGCAGTTACTATACTTCAAGAAGAAGGAGAATCTTTAGAAGATTTTAAAAAAAGAAAAGGACCTAGAGTAGATAAAGCTTTTGATAAAACAATAACAACTAGACAATATATAGATAACTGGACTAAAAATTGGTTAGATAATAATCTTCAAAAATATGGTGTAAGAGATTTTGATGTCATGTTAAATGACTTATCCAATGATTGGCAGAATGAAATAGAAACAGGTAATGTTCCAGAACCAAAAAAGAATTTTAATTTATCAAGTCCTAAACTTAATTTACCTAATATAACAGCAAGTATAGACGTTAGATCTAAAAAGTTAAGAACAGGTGAGTCAAGAGGTTTAAAGCCTTTTACATACGATGATATTACATTTTATAGAAGTGATGAAAGTTCTGAAGCGTTAAAAAATAAAACATTAGCTCAATGGAAAAAAATATTTTATAAAAATAAAATTTCAACTGATCCGGTATTAAGACAAGGGCTAAAAGAATTTTATGATTTTATGGCTCAAGATAAATCAGGGCTATCTCAAAAAGGTGGTTTAACTATAAGAGATTTTCTTAGAACTAAAGTAAGTGATGATGTTCAATTTTTAATAGATCGTGAGGCTTCAGGTTTAGATAAAGCTGCTAAAAAAGAAGTCTTTCATAGTTTTCCTGATCTTAAAAATAATTACGATATATTCACTGGAAGTAAAGCTAGATTAAAAGCTATTGAAAGAGAGACTGAAGGTAAAATAAAAGCTGGTGAAAAGACCTCTGCACAGACAGATGAATTAATAAAACAAATTAAAGCTCAAAACAAAATTGTAGCAGAGATGAAACCCGAAGAACTTTTGAAAGATAAAAAATTAATACAGAGTTTAAGATTGGTTATTAATTCACAAACAGGTCAAGTAAGTTTTGTAGGATACACAGAAAATGACCCTAGGGTAAATAAAAAAGGTGTAAAGAATGATTTAGAATTAGCTGAACATGCAATAGATAGAGCTAAAAAAGGTTCATTGTTTAGTTACGATCACATTTCAAAAAGATCGTTAGAAAAAATGAACACACAATTTCCTAATAATATTCAAGGGGCTAATTACATAACTAATACTCAAATGGAAAATGCAAAAAGATTTTTAGCAATACCTGCAAATAGAAATACACCAGCTGCACAAAATATAGATAAAGTTTTATCTGATTTAAATTTAACAGTTAGAGGAAAAGAATACGGTGGAACATATGGAAATAAAGAAAGTATTGTTTTTGATTCAAACACTAACAGATCAAATATTGTAGATAGTCAGTTAATTAAAAAAAATGTAATACCAGGAAGATTAGCAAAAGCGGCTGGACTAGCTGGCGTTTTATTTTCTACCGCTGCTTTTGGTAAAGAAAAAAGCACTTTACCGGAAGGTTCTCCTGGTCAAATAAATCAAGAAGACAAAAGTTTAATAGAAGAGTATCCACTTCTTACAGGAGCAGCTGCAGCGGCAACACCTTTAGCTACAAAGACAGGAAGAAAAATTTATGGCGCTCTTGCTAAACCATTATTGAGAGCACTTGGTTCAGTGCCAGCTGCAACATATTTTGCAGGTCAAGAATTAACTAAAGAAGATCCTAACTATGCTATCGCGGGTGCAGAACTTTTATTACCTGAGTTAGGAAAAAGAATTCCTGGAAGCGGCACAGGTATTATGTCTAAGATAGGTAGGTTTGCATTAAACCCTATCGGAAGACTTGCAAGAGGTTTCACACCTATTGGTATAGGTTTACAAGGTGTAGAGTTAGTAAACCAAGCAATGAAAGAACAGAAAAGAATTAATGAGATGAGAGAAAATGATCCTGAAGCTTATCAACAATTTATTGCAGAACAAGAAGACATGATGAGAGAGTCTGCAGCGTATGGTGGAAGAATGAGTTTTGCAGAAGGACCAGAAGATCCTAGCAAAAGAAAGTTTATGAAGATTATGGGTGGACTTGCATCACTACCAATTATTGGAAGATTCTTTGATGTAGCTAAAGAGGCTGCACCTGTTCTTGATGCAGTAAAAACTGAAGTAGCAAAAGGTAAACCTGAATGGTTTGATGCATTGGTTAATAAAGTAATTAGAGAAGGAACTGATATGACAAAACAGTTTGCAACTAAAGAAAGAGAAATAGTGCATGCAACAAAAATTTCTGATGATGAATATGTAAGAGTTGTACAAGATTTAGATGAGGGCACTGTTAGAGTTGAATATGAGAGTCCAGAAAACGTTTATGGTGACCAAGTAGTTTTAGAATATAAAAAACCATTACCTGATGAGGGAGATCCAAGACCTACAGCAGAATTTAGCACAGCAGAGTCTGGTCCAGTTGGAAGAGTGGTAGCTCCTGATGATGTTGAACTAGATGTAGATGAGGTTGGTGGTACAAGCATCGAAGATCTTGATTCAGATGTATCAAAACTAAAAGAATACGCTACAGGCAAAAAACCCACAATGAAAGAAATTGTACAAAATAAAAAAAGAAAAGATAAAGCTGCAGCCATAACAGATGATATCGACGGAGCAGCTTCAGATGCAGTAGTCAGAAGACAAGGTGATTACGATCCAAGTGATTATGAAGACTAAACTAACAACCACAATACCACCAAAATCAGGGCCTATGCCACAGGGCTTGAATTTAAACTATAATACTGTTAAAACAGTTAAATTGGAGAAAATAAATGGCAGACATAGACAAGGCTTTACCAAACGAGCCAAGAAAAACAGTTAGTGTACCAGGCGAAGAAGAAATACAAGAACAAATTGTAGAAGAAGTACAAGCTTCACAAGAAGAACCTGGTCCAGTAGAAACAGTAGAAAACGAAGATGGATCAGTTGATATCAACTTTGATCCAAACGCAGCATCACCAGAAGGTGGTGATGAGCATTATGCAAACTTAGCAGAATTTTTACCAGACGAAGTTTTAGGTGCAATGTCATCAGACCTAAATCAAAAATACATGGACTACACAATGTCCAGAAAAGATTGGGAAAAAACTTATACACAAGGTTTAGATTTATTAGGATTCAAATACGATAACAGAACAGAACCTTTTCAAGGAGCATCAGGTGCAACGCATCCTGTTCTTGCAGAAGCAGTAACACAGTTTCAAGCTTTAGCTTATAAAGAATTATTACCAGCAGATGGACCAGTAAGAACACAATTACTTGGTGTGCAGTCTCCAGAGAAAGTACAACAAGCACAACGTGTAAAAGATTATATGAATTATGAAATCATGGAAAAGATGAAAGAGTATGAACCTGAATTTGATTCCATGTTATTTCATTTACCTTTGTCAGGATCAACTTTTAAAAAAGTTTACTTTGACGAAGTAGAAGGACGAGCTGTTTCTAAGTTTGTCCCTGCAGATGATTTAATTGTTCCGTACACAGCTACCTCATTAGATGATGCGGAAGCAATTATTCATCGGGTAAAAATTTCTGAAAACGAATTACGAAAACAACAGGTTGCTGGTTTCTACAGAGATGTAGATCTTGGTAAACCAAATGACAAAGAAACAGATGTAGAGAAAAAAGAAAGAGAACTAGAAGGTACATCTAAAACAAAAGATGATGATGTTTACACTTTGTTAGAATGTCATATAAATTTAGACATTGAAGGTTTTGAAGATGTAAATCCTGAAACAGGTGAGCCATCAGGAATTAAACTTCCATACATTGTAACACTTGAAGAAGGTTCAAGAGAAATTTTATCTATCAAAAGAAATTACGAAATTGGAGATCCGAAGAAAAACAAAATACAATACTTTGTCCACTTCAAATTTCTGCCAGGACTAGGTTTCTATGGCTTCGGTCTCATCCACATGATTGGCGGTTTATCAAGAACTGCAACAGCAGCTTTACGTCAGTTATTGGATGCGGGTACGCTCTCCAACCTACCCGCAGGATTTAAAATGCGTGGCATCAGAATTAGAGATGACGCGCAATCAATACAACCAGGTGAGTTTAGAGATGTAGATGCACCAGGTGGTAATTTAAGAGATTCTTTTATGATGCTTCCGTTTAAAGAACCATCACAGACTTTATTAGCTTTGATGGGTGTCGTGGTTCAAGCAGGTCAAAGATTTGCATCGATTGCAGATTTACAAGTTGGTGAAGGTAACCAACAAGCTGCAGTTGGAACTACAGTTGCATTATTGGAAAGAGGATCAAGAACTATGTCAGCGATCCATAAAAGAATTTACTCTGCTTTGAAAAATGAATTTAGAATCTTAGCAAGAGTATTCAAGTTATATCTACCACAAGAATATCCGTATGACGTAGTTGGGGGTCAAAGAATGATTAAACAATCCGACTTTGATGACAGAGTAGATATATTGCCGGTTGCCGACCCCAACATCTTTTCACAAACTCAGCGTATTTCCCTCGCGCAAACTGAGTTGCAACTGGCAACATCTAATCCACAAATGCATAATATGTATCAAGCATATAGAAATATGTATGAAGCATTAGGTGTAAAAAACATTGATTCGGTTTTAGTAAAGCCAATGCCACCTGCACCGAAGGATCCAGCGTTAGAACACATCGATGCATTGGGTGGAAGACCTTTCCAAGCGTTTCCAGGTCAAGATCACAGAGCGCATATGACAGCTCACTTGAATTTCATGGCAACGAACATGGCAAGAAACAATCCAATGGTGATGGCTGCTTTAGAAAAAAACATTTTTGAGCACATTTCATTGATGGCACAAGAACAAATTGAGTTAGAATTTAGAGAAGAGCTGATGCAGTTACAACAAATGCAACAAAATCCAATGATGGCACAAAATCCACAAGCTCAACAGCAAGTTATGCAGCTTACACAGCAGATAGAAGCAAGAAAAGCAGTGTTGATTGCAGAAATGATGGGTGAATTTATGGAAGAAGAGAAGAAAATTACTTCACAATTCGATAATGACCCTATTGCTAAGCTAAGATCAAGAGAATTAGACCTTCGAGCACAAGAAAATCAAAGAAAAGAGCGTGAAGGTAGAGAAAGAATGGATCTTGACAAGATGAGAGCAATGATGGCGCAAGAAAATCAAGATGAAAAGCTTGAACAGAACGAAGAATTAGCTAAACTACGAGCTGATACATCAATTGAGAAGACAATTTTGGGAAAAACACTTCCAAGTTCTGATCAAATGGTGCCCAACGTACAAATTTTACGTAAGGGAAACTAAACTAAGGAGAAAAAATGGAAAAACTAAATAAAATAACTGATGTTAAGGTTGCTGAGCAGCAAACTGAAGTAGATCCAAGATCAAAAACTACTGCAGACAAGTCTTACAACTTAATTGGCACTGGTGGACCTGAAGAAGAAGTACAAGGTCAAGGTGCAGTGTTAGCTGAAAAGAAAAGAAGATCTAAAGCGTACTAATTATGTGGTTCAGTGCTCTTAAACTAGGCTTAAACGCGGCAACGCACATCTATAAGAAAAAACAAGAGACAAAAATGAAGATGGCGGACGCACAACTTATGCATGCTGATAAGATGGCTCGAGGAGAGAGTGAATACCAGGGCAAATTGTTGGAAGCCCGACAATCGGACTGGAAAGACGAATTCGTTTTGCTCGTATTAACGGCGCCAATTTTGGTGATCGCCTGGGGGGTCTTCTCGGACGATCCGGGTGCAGCAGAAAAGATAAAATTGTTCTTTGAACAGTTCCAGCAGCTCCCGTCATGGTTTACAAATTTATGGATTCTTGTCGTGGCGAGCATATATGGTATAAAAGGAACTCAAATTTTTAAAAACGGAGGAAAAAAATAATGCCTGGAACAATGATGAAAAGACCTATGTATAAAAAAGGTTCAAAACCTAAAAAGAAAAAATCATTTCCTGATATGTCAGGTGATGGTAAAGTAACTAAAAAAGATATTTTAATTGCAAGAGGTGTAATTAAAAAACCAATGAAGAAGAAGAAAAAATAATGAGAAACTATTATAATATTGGTGGTCCTACTTTAGCTGGTAAACAAAATAAATTACCAGCAGCATTAAAGAAAAAAATATTAGCTGCTAAAAAGAAAAAAATGCAGATGAAAAAAGTTAAAAAAGATACACCAAGAACAAAAGCAATGGGGTTAGCATAATGGCAAAACTATGTCCAAGAGGTAAAGCAGCAGCGAAGCGTAAATTTAAAGTTTACCCGTCGGCATACGCGAACATGTACGCATCAGCAGTGTGTTCAGGTAAAGTCACACCAGGTGGCAAAAAGAAAAATAGAAAAAAAGCTATGGGTGGTGGAATGATGAGAACTGAACTTAGAGTTGGTGGTCTTGCAAGACGTAAGAGAATGGGCTGTGCGTAGTTATTATTCAGAAGGCGGTTTAAGAAAATGGGTATCAGAAAAATGGGTAGACATTGGGGCTCCGAAGAAGAATGGAAAGTATCAACCATGCGGGAGGTCAAAAGGCTCAAAGAGAAAATATCCAAAATGCGTGCCACTTGCAAAAGCCACACGGATGACAAAGTCGCAAAAGGCGAGTGCTGTAAGACGAAAGAGAGCTGCAGGTAACCCAGGCGGTAAACCAACTAACGTTGCAACATTTGCAAAGAAGAAAAAATCATAATGGTAAGAGGATTAAAAAAAGTAGCTAAAGGTTTAGAGAAAGCATCAAAGACACATGCTAAACAAGCTAAGGTAGTTAAAAAACATATTAAGAAAATGGGTAAAAATGCGAAGAAGAGATAAGCAACCACCTAAAACTAAAAAGTATTTCAGATCTACAAAGTCTGGAGCAGGGATGACAAAAGCTGGGGTCGCCCGATATAGAAGAGAAAATCCCGGTTCAAAACTAAAAACAGCTGTCACTGGTAAAGTGAAAAAGGGTTCTAAGGCTGCAAACCGACGTAAGTCGTACTGTGCAAGAAGCGCAGGTCAAATGAAAAAATTTCCAAAAGCTGCAGCTGATCCTAATTCAAGACTAAGACAAGCTCGTAGAAGATGGAAATGTTAAGTGCAATTAGAAACATCAATCAATAGACTTATAAAATTTTTAAGAGTTAGAATAGACTCTTTGTCAATGTCAGTAACGTCCGGTGGGGTTGACAGTATGGAGAATTATAAGTATATAATAGGACAAATAAATGCCTA